CATAATTAGATGGAATATATCCATAATCAGTTGTGGAGTTGCTTGCTGAAACTCCGTTCAAAGATGTTTGTATCACATCGCTTGTGAGCCTCTCATCAAATGTTGGATAATTTCTTGCATTTTCTTGATAGTAAGTTATTGTTGGTCGAATAACTCCATTACTAACAACAAGATTTGACTTGCTCGCAATTTTTGTTTCATTGCTAAATGAATCAATGTTTGATGTGAACATTGTACTTGCTTTATTTTCAAGCGCTGTTACTCTGTTTGGAACTGATGAATCAGCAACAAGAACTGGCAAATTGCCAGTTCCTTTGCCTACATATAAATTGCTTGTATCTGTTGTTATCAATAACTCCCTTGGATAAGCCTCTGATGGAAGAGTTGCCTCCGTTCCGCCCTTAATCTTTATCACTGGATTATCTGCCACTTATTCCACTCTCCTTATGGTGTATTCCAATTTCCGCCATCAATAGCGCCAACAATAGTAATATATAATGGAGTTGTTGAAACTGTTCCCGCTCCTGCCGATAATGTTGTTTTAACTTCTCCAGTTGCAAGAACTCCTGCTGTGTTTGTATTTGTGCTATCAACTAACTGAATATGATTTGCTCCCGCTGTTGCTTGGTCTATACTTATTAATTGATTGCTTGGAAGATTGCCAACATCAATTGTTGTGTTTGAAAAAACAACTGGAATATCAACTGTGTTTGTAATGTTAGCATCAAATGATGTGTTTGTTATCTCGATAGCAGGCAAAGATGAAACATCAACTGCTGTTGTTGGATTGTCTACTGTAACATTTACTGATGCATTCGTTATGGTAACATCTTGATTGGCTGGAGGCTCAATTGTAAGTGAATTTGTAATATTGACATCAATTGGAACTGTATCATCCACTGTCACTGTTGGCTGATTGGTAACATCAAAGCCAGTGTTTTCAATGGTTATTGCTGGCAAATCATCAATTGAAACTGTTCCATTTATAGTCAATGATGCATTGGTTATGTTGGCATCAACTGTTCCAGCAATTGTTGCACTGACTGATGGAGTTCCATTAAATCCAACAAGCAATGGAGCGGGAGCGCCGCCCACTGTTTTATTATCAATATAGATAGGCTCTGTTGAGCCATTTGTTATTTTTGAAAATAATGGCGCATTAAGATTATTTGAAATTGGAATTGGATTGTTATCATCATTCTTTATTTCAACTTGATTTGCGCCACTTGAATCTATCTTAATTGTTCCACTAACCTCAATTGGAGAAGTGTTATATACAATCACATTTGGAGTATTTGTAACATCAAATCCAGTATTCTGAATTGTAATTGCTGGAAGGCTTGTAACATCCACTGCTCCATCAACTGTTAAAGATGCATTTGTGATATTAGCATCAAAGGCTGTGTTCTCAATCGTTATTGGAGGAAGAGTTCCAACATCTATTGTTCCATCTACTGTTTGAGTTTCTGGAAAATTGCTAACTTCAATTGCTGTATTGCTGAATGTGACATCCAAATTTGCATTTGTGATATTACTATCAAAGGATGTGTTTGTAATATTTATTGCTGGAAGGCTTGAAACAGTAACATCTCCATCTATTGATAAAGTTGAATTTGTAATGTTCGCATCAAATCCAGTGTTTTGAATCGTGATTGCTGGAAGAACTCCAACATCTATTGTTCCATCAACTGTTTGAACTTCTGGAATATTGCTAACTTCAACGCTTGTTATTTGATTGCTCACTTCAACTGTGATGCTTGCATTGGTAATGTTAGCATCAAAGCCAGCATTCTGAATGGTTATGGCTGGAAGGCTTGTAACCTCAACGCTCTCTTGAGGATTGGCAATTGTTACGCTTGGCAATGTGCCAATATCAACTGTGCCGCTCACTTCTTGAACTGTTGGGAAGTTTGAAACTTCAACTGATTCAATCTGATTTGTAACATTAACATCTTGCACCGATGGAAGATTGCTAATATCAAAGGATGTTGGGAAGTTGTTCACATCCACTGCTGTTGTAGGATTTGAAACTGTAACATCCAGATTTGTATTTGTTATTGTGGCATCAAATCCAGTATTTTCAATTGTGATTGCTGGCAATGATTCAACATCCACTGCTCCGCTAACTACTGCATCAATACTTGCATTTGTGATATTTACATCTTGAGTAATTGGGAAGTTGCTCACTTCAATTGAAGTTGGTTGATTGCTCACTTCAACTGTTAAACTGGCATTTGTTATATTCGCATCAAATGCACTATTCTCAATTGTGATACTTGGCAAAGAATCAACTGAAACTGTGCCATTGATTGTTTGAGATATTGGAAAATTATTTACATCAACGCTTGTTTGAGGATTGCTCACTGTAACATCAAGATTTGTGTTTGTGATGTTGGCATCAAAGCCAGTGTTTTCAATCGTAATTGCTGGAAGGCTTGAAACATCAACTGTTCCACTAACTACCGCATCAATGCTTGTGTTTGTGATTGTAACATCTTGATTTGATGGAAAATTGCTCACTGTAACATCAAGATTTGCATTGGTAATGTTACTATCAAAGGATGTGTTTGCAATCGTTATGGAAGGCAAAGAATCCACTGAAACTGTTCCTGCAACTGTTAGGCTGGCATTTGTCACATTCACATCTTGAGTGGATGGGAAATTCCCAATATCAATGGATGTTGGATGATTACTTACTTCCACAATCAATTCTGCATTTGTGATGTTTACATCTGCAACTCCATCAACTGTTACAAGTTGATTTGATGGAAAATTGCTAACTGATACCACTCCAGCATTGGATGGCTTGATTGCCAATTTCAATATCTGCTCATATAATCCTACTTTATAGCCAAGCGAATATGCTTGAAACTCAACTGTATTTGCCAATTCTCCACTTGCACTTGTAATTGCAATAGATATGATGTATTCATTTTCATTCCTTGTGCCATACGATTCTCCTGCTGTGTATTCCAATTGCAATCTTGGGAACTCTGGGAATGCCTCTGGCTCAACTTCTCCAAAATATATCAAATATGTTTGCCCTGCAATCAATGTTTGTGAATGATTAGCAAATACCCATGCACTGCTGATTGTTGTTCCATCTGTCGTTCCGAATACATAGAAAAATGGAGTTTTTGTTCTATCCAATGTTACCAATGCCCATGCATTTTGAATGTTTGCATATGTTTGTGGGAATGTTGCGCCATTATAAAAATACCAATTTATTTTTTTCTGTGCTGTTGTTGCTCCTACTGCATAATTATTGAGATAGTGGAATCCATCTCTTCCATATGCATCCACTGTTGGAGGCATAGCATCTGCATACATTGCCGCATTATCATGATATAATGTATATCTTTGCTCAATATATTGATTCACCGATTTTCCAATTGATTCAGCCTCAATCATATTGTCAACTGTTACTTCTTCAACTGGATTCAATACATTAACATCAAGGCTTGCATTGGTTATATTCGCATCAAATCCAGTGTTTGTTATTTCAATGGCTGGAAGAGATGAAACATCAATACTTGTTATTTGATTAGTAACATTTACATCTTGAGTTGTTGGTAAATTAGATATTTCAATGCTTGTTGGCTGATTTGTTACATTCACATCAATTGGAGTGGAGGAATCAATGCTCAATGTTCCTTCAACAACTTGAGATGTTGGAAAATTACTAACTGAAACTTCTCCGCTTACTGCTTGAGTTGTTGGGAAGTTGCTAATTGCTATATCTGCATTTGTGATGTTTACATCCTGCACCGATGGAAAATTTGAAACTTCAATACTGGATGGCTGATTGGTAACTTCAACGCTCAAACTTGCATTGCCAACATTGATTGTTCCGCTTACTTCCTGCACTTCTGGGAAATTGCTTACTTCAACATTCACTGGAATTGCATCATCAATTGTGACTGCTCCGCTAACTTCAAAGACAGTTGGGAAGTTGCTCACTTCAACTTCTGTTGTTGGATTTGTGATGTTCACATCAAGGCTTGCATTTTGAACATCCACTTTGATTGCTGTGGAATCATCAATGGCAACTGTTCCCTCAATCGCTTGAGTGGATGGGAAGTTGCTCACTGTTACATCTCCACTGATTGTTGCATTAACATTTGGAGTTCCGCTTATTTCAACTGGAATTGGATTGCCTTCATTGTTTGTTATTTCCACTTGATTTTCAACATTAACAATAATGCCCTCTGCATTCACTGTGATTGGGGGCATATCTGTTACTATCACATTCAATGAGCCATCTGCATCAACTTTTGCTTTGTTTGCTGTTTCGCCATCTTTTAACTCAATGACAACTTCTCTTGGCGCTGGAGTTGGTAATGTTGGGATTTGCCCTTCATCTCCAATCAAATTGCCATTCTCATCATAATAAGCCACTCATATCATCTCCTTTAGCAATCCCATTTTCTCAAAGCCTTGTTGATTCTTGAATTTGGATTGTTCGCTGTTTCTTTGCTTGTGAGTTTCTTCTTCATGCCTTCCATCCTTGCACAAAATGAATCTTGGCGCTTCTTTGATGCCTCACTGTTCTTGGCTTGCTTATCGCTCACTGGCGCTTTGAGATTGCCTCCAGTTGCTTTGTTGTATGATTCCCTGCCTTTTCGATTCAAGCCGCCTTCAGCACTTTGCCCTTCTTTTCTCTGCCATGCAGGAGTTTTGGGCTTTTTCTTTTTTTCAGCCATGTTCTCTCATCTCCTTATCCCATGCCCAATTGGAGATTATCTGGAACTGCCAAGCCATTCTCTTCTTTAATTCGCTGAACTTCCATATCAACTTGCTCATCATTCCAATCTGGATGAATCATTCTCACTTTGGTATCTATGGATAGGCTTTGCGCTCTTGCCAGCAAATCAACTGCAACTGATACTTGGGCAATGTCATTTGTGATGGAATCTTGGAACTCAATTGTTGGCTGATATACTGTTATTCTTGTGTTAAAGTGGATAGAATCAACTTCAAGAAGCATTCTAAACATATCTTCAAGCGCTGGCTTCCAATAGCGCTCCTTCTTGGCTTTTGTGATGAATGATTTGCGCTCTCTAATGTTCAAGGCTGTTCCGCTCTCCGCACTCCCTGCAATGCTCAATCCAAATGTTTGTGGAGAATAGCCAGCACTTGAGATGATTCTGTTTGTTAGTTCCAATGCTGTCTGCTTGTGCTGTTCCGTTCTGATATCGAATTGATTCATTGTAATTCCAACTTCTTTTTCTGTTAGTGGACTGATATCAAGCAATGTGTATATTTCCTTATCAACATCAAATGCCAGTTGTCCATTGGGCATTCTCTGCATAAATGATTCTGGAATCATGATTCTGCCCTGCCCCAATCGAATATCTCTCATCCAAGATGAATATACCTCATCAAGCGCATCCATTAAGCCTTCCAATCCTGCATAATCGCTTTGCCCATAGGATGAGCCTCTGAACTTCTTATTTGGTCTAATATTGGCAACATATCTCACCAAAATATCATCAATGCCAGTTGATATTTCATCCTGCAATCCTGCTGTTTCTGGCAATGCTCCAAGCCCAATTCTCATGCCAAGATATTCATGATTGCCACGATATAAGCCATAAAGAATCTTGCCCTTCTCATGCCGCTCAAGCAATCTGAAAATTGTATCTTCTTTTTTTGTTTGTTCTTCTTTGATAACTTTCCAAAATGAAACTGCCTTGAGCATTCCCCATTCAAACTCTGGGAATGCTGAATCTGGCTGTGCAATGGATAGCACTGGGAATGGGGCAATATCTGAATCCCAATTGATTTTCAAGAATACTCCGCCCAATGCCGCTGATGTTTCAGCCGCTTCCAGCAACTTGTTTTGAATATCTCCCTTTGCAATCAACTCATCCAATCGCTCTTGAGTTGTTATTGCATCAGCATCTGCATTTTCTTCATGAGCCTCTGAAATCCGTATCTTTGGAGATTCACTGAAAAGCAAATCAGCGCTTGTTGATACCAAATCCTTTGCAATTGGGATATGGAGCATTGTTCTCCGCTCTTCATAGATTTGCTTTCCCCAAAATTTTTGTCTTGGAGCAACTGTTTGATTGTAAATATCACTGAAAAAATCTCCTGCAAGTGTTTGGCTTGGATAGACAACTCCAGCATAAAAATTTGCCAAGCGTTCTGGACTTCCACTATACCAAGCCTCGTGTTCCGCATAATCTGTGTATATCTTTAGATGTTCCTTTGGAATCCATCTCATGTTTTCATTGGGCAATCCCATTCCTTCATCATCTCCCTGCTCTCAATAGTTTCTGCCATATGTTTCTTGAGCCATTAGCAACATAGCGAATTGCATCAAGTGTATGGTCGTTCTTTTTCAATGGTACATCCTCTCCTCTTGCTTGGGCTTTTACATCCCAAACATAAGAGGATAACTCCTTGATAACGTGAATGCATCTTGAATGTACTCTGAATCTATCATCAGCAATAATGCTTGATAGCAACTCAATGCCCAACTTCACATCATTATCTGCTTGGGCAACTCCTCTCACTCCATCCTGCCACAATGTGAGGATGAATCCCTCTGCTGATGGGTCAAGGAAGATATATTCTGGCTTGATGCCATTGTTGCGAACATTCATCCATTGGATAAAATCCTTGCTATATTGTGATGGGCTTTTCTGCCTTCCAGTTTCCGTTCCGCTGTGATAATACTCATCAATAATATATAACTTCTCATCTACTCCCAAGCCGCAAAGAATGAATGTTGTTGCATTGGATGTTCCATAATCGCATCCTACCCAATACCTCTGCATCTTTGGAACTTCATTCACAATCATTGTATCTTGTTGAAAAGCATCATATATGACACCTTCAGCCATTACCCAATCCCCAAGAATATATCTTTGATAGAATACTCCTCTGAACATTCGCTTATATCTGTCTTTGATATCCTCGCTCAATGTCAAATTATCATCCATATCAAAATGAAGCCTCAATATTTTCTTTTCCTCTGCCATATCAATCATATTTGTTTTGATGTAGTGGAATGCTCCTGCTGGATTGCAATTGAGCCATACTTTTGAGCCTTCAACTGAACATCTGCCAATCATCTGATTGATAAATGATTCTGGCATCAATGCCGCTTCATCTGCATATGCTCCCGCTGATGTTAAGCCTTGAAGCGTATCTTGGGAAGCCTCATTGGATGCTCCAAATAGATAATAGAAGTTTGTGCCAATCACGATATGAGGATTTTCACTCCTAATATATTTATAATCAAGCCCTTGAGAATTCAATATCTTGAACATTGGCTCTAATACATTCCGCTTGAGCGCTCCCATGCTCTTCCCTGCAATGATGAAGTTCTCATGTTGGAACTTGCTCAAACTCCATGTTATGAATGACGTTATCATGCTTATTGTCTTTCCGCTTCTGATGCTTCCATCTGCAATGATTGTATCATAATCTTTGTATGGGCTTTTATCCATCCACCAAGTGAGCAATTGCTTCTGCTTCCTGCTGAATGGCTTGAACTCAAACTTATTCTTCTTGTTCTTTTTTAGCGCCATTATTTATCTCCCCAAATATCATCCACTTCTCCACTCTGGATGGATTCTTTTGATTCTTCTGCATCATTCCATACTCCTTCAATTGAAACTCCAAGCGCTTCCACGAATTGCCCAATATCAATGGAATCATTGTTCATTTGTTCCTTTTCATACTTTTGTTTTGCCTCAACAAGCCTTGCCTTCTTCTCTTGAACTCTTGTAATTT